CCGGCAGCTGCCTGCTTGCGCGTGAGCATGTCGCCCAGGCCTGCACCCGGTGCATGGTTGAAGCCAGGATCAGTGCGGAACATCACCGGCTTGCCCGCCGCATCGGTCGTACGTACGCCGGTCACCTGAGCGGTGCGGATCTCACCCGTGCGCTTGTCCACGCCGATCTCGACCGTCTCGGTCTGCATACGTCCGTCACTGTTCTCGACTTGGAGCCCCTTGCGCTGGAGCGCAGCGCCGGACAGCGCGGTGACCCGGCACCGGCAATTGAAGCCGTTGGGCGGGTAGATCGCTGACCACACCGGGTCATCGTGGCGGTACACCTTGCCGCTCAGCGCGCTATGGCTGGGCCGAGTACGGCCGTCGAGGATGGCCACGTAGCGCCAGTACGGGTGAGTGTCGATGCTGTCTTCCATGCTGGCCTTGCGGCCTGCCATGTAAGCGCTCTGCAGGTTGGTCTGGTAGATCGTCTTCAGCCGGCGGGGGCTGCCCAGTTGCACCAGCTCGGCATTGCCCGCGCCGTCGACGATCACCTGCTTACCCCACCAGCCCTGCGCCTCCAGCACTGGCTGCAGTCGCTCGATGAACTGCTGGAGGGTCTGCCCATCCTGCAAGGCGGATTCAAGGGCGGCACGGATGTCCGACAGCAGATCGAGGCGCATCGCCTTGGCCACTGTGAAGGCCAGGTCGTGAGCCTGGTCGCGCATCTCCTGCCAGTCCCAAGTAATCGCGTAGCCTTTGGATTTTAGGTAGGTGATGGCTGCCTCGGGCTCCAGACCGAAGATGGCCTGCAGGTCGGCCGGAGTAGGTGTCTTGGCCATCTCAGTCTTCCCTGTCCGCGTCGGCGGTCAAGCGGCCCCAAGTACCGGCAATGAACAGCAGGCGGGTCAGGGATTGCTGCAGGGCCTGGTCATCCATCAGTGGGTAGGCCTCGGCCAGCAGGCCAAGGGCCTCGCTCTCCGACCGGCCGCGAAGCAGTGCCTCGATCACCGGAGCAATTGCCTGCTGGGCCTGCTCCTGGAGCAGCTCGGCCGGCAGATTGTCGATCACCTGGTCAAGCGCGACCTGATCCAGGATCGGCCGCAGGGTCGGCTCAGCGAAGGCAGGGCCAGGTTCGGCTGCGGGTTCCTCGACGATGTCGCCGTCCTGCAGGTTATAGGTGCGCTTCCAGTAGGCCGGGGTGAACTTCACGCCCGCGTCGGTCAGATCCTTGTCGCGCTCGGCTAGGGTCTTGTCGATCTCCTCCTGTTCCCACAGCTCGTACAGCGGAGCGGCGACGTTCTCACCGAAGTTGAGATCAACCACCAGGCGAATGGCAGCATTGAGTGTGGCGGCGACGATGCCCTTGTCGCCATCGCGAATATCCTTGGTCACCTCCAGGCCAGCCGTGGCGCTGGCCCGGTTGCTGTTGGCCTCGGTGGTCTGGTTCTGCCCGAGCAGGCCAACGTTGATCTCGCTGCGGCAGTAGACCAGCAGTTCGCGGTAAACCTCGGCACTGGCCCCCTTGCCAGCCGCTTCCAGGATCTCGACGCTGGAATCGTTGGGGATGGCCGCCACGGCGTCCTGAACCATGGCTTCCAGGCTGTCCAGGAGCAGGTCGGTTTCCTTGGTCGCAGCTCCGCGCGGGTGCTTGCCGATCACCCAGGGCGAGCCGTACTTCTCGGTGAACTGTACCCAGAACTTGAGGCCGCCCTTCATGAACACCACCGGCCAGAAGCACATCGACAGATCAGGGAAGCCGTAGGGGTTGTTGTAGGTCGCGTCCTGGCGCGCCACCACGAAGCGCTGCGGGTCGCACAGCTCGCCCTGTATGCCTGCATCGCGGGCGCGGAAGCGCAGGCGGTTGTCCTGGTCGTACAGGAACCACTCGGCCGGCTTGCCCAGCAGATCCTCGGGCACCAGGTGCAGACCCAGCGGGCGCCACATCAGCTCCACCGGCTGGTAGCCGAACAGCGGCGCGTCGAGCAGCTCGCGGATGATGCGGTCGAGATCGAGGTCGGCCAGCCAGTCACGAATGAAGCGCTCGACCCGCACCGGCGCGTTGCCGCGCTTGAGGTCGCGCTCCAGGGCGAGCACTGCGGCCTTGCGGCGGCGAAGGTTACCGCCCACCAGAGCCTGGCTGCGCAGATCGCGGTAGACGGTGATGTCCTTACCCTGGGCCTTGAGGATCGGGTCGGGGTTGGGCAGGTACATACCCAACGCCTGGGAGTCGAAGCTGCGGCCCCGGCTGGCGATGTGCTCGGTGAGTGTCTTGTTGGCGCCCGGCTCACTGAAGCGGACGAACTCGGTGGGGCTGACCCACAAACCTTTGCTGCTCATGCGTACCCCTGGGTAATGCGACCGCCCTGACGCGGGCGGCGGGATTTGACGGAGACCGGGCCGAAGTTCATCTCCAAAGTGGCGAAGTTGGCCAATGCACCGGCTCCAGCGAAGTCGCCATGGCGGTACAGGTCGGGATCTTTCAGGTCTTGCTGGCGGGCCTTGACCACCATGGGGATGCCGTCCACCAGTTCGATGGCGCGCACGTCCTGTTGCAGCGAGTCATCCTTCGGCAGCGTGATGGTGCCGTCCTCGAACAGACCGACAAACTTGGGCATCCAGGCGCCGTACCAGGCGCGGGACAGCTTCACCTGCTGGATGCGGTCATGACCGAACTCGTCGGCGGTGTCCTCGGCCAGGGTCTCGCCGTTGCCCGAGGCGTCCAGGGCGGCGCCGCCGAAGCGCGGCAGCTTGCCCAGGACGTAGAACAGCACCAGCTTCTGCTGACGGGCCGGTACCCGGTGCATTTCCACCACGAAGGGCACGTCGCGGTGCCGCGCCTGGTCGACCGACATCGGGCAGATGATCGAGAAGTCACGATGACGGGCGTAGTCCATGCCCAGGAAATGACGCAGCTCGGGAGCCAGTTGGGCGACTACCGGCACCAAATGCTGCTCGATCCACGTCTCGACGTAGGCATCGCGGCGATGTACCGGCTGCTGGGTGAAGTCGTCCTGCAGAGCCAGGCGCAGTACCGGGCGGCCGGCGCGCATGGCGTCCTCAATCCACACGCCGGGAATGCACACGCCGTTGCCATCGCGGGGGATGGCATCCAGCTCTTCGCGCATCTGCGCCTTGCGCGGGCCGTAGGCGTTGCGAATTTTCTTGTACCAGGCCTCCTTGCCCTCAGGGGTGGGAGCCTCGCCCTTCATGAAGCAAACGCGCTCATAGAGGCCGTTGGCCACGGCATCGTCGAAGGTGGCCTTATAGACCACAGCGTCGTCGCCGTAGCGGCCCTCGCGGATGTCGGTGGCCATCTGGTTGAAGGCGTTTGCCTTGCCGTTGTGCGAGCTGATGATGACGATACGGCCGCCCCAGATCAGCAGCGCGGTCGCGGCATCGAGCACGGCCGATACGTCGCGATGGAAGGCGGCCTCGTCCAGAATCACCTTGCCCTGCAGGCCGCGCAGGTTCGCCGGGTTGCTGGACAGCGCGACGATCTTGAAGCCACTGGCGAAGCGGATGCGGTAGGCGTTGATGTGGCGGGTGTTGCCCGAGTCGTCCTGATCCTCGAACAGAAACTCCTCGATCTCGCTGACGCCAGAGGCCTGGGCCTCGGCGATCACCCGGCTGAACTTGGCGCAGTAGCCGATGAACTCCAGGCCCTTTTCCTTGGTGTCGCCGACGTAGAACACGTCCATGCCGCCCGCGCTCTTGCGCGACGCGGCGGTGATCACCGAGTCCAGGGCTTCGGCGAAGGTGATGCCGGTACGGCGGCCCTTCTCGCACAGCTTGATCTGCGCCTGGATGCGCAGCCAGTCGACCTGATGCGCCATGAGGATGCCATCGGCGATGGGGTTGTAGCCCTCCGGGATCTGCCGGACGGACTCCGGCAGCTCGTCCCACTCGACGACGCGCAGCGTGCTCGATGACGGCTTGATGGCTGCCGCGCTCATGCGACCCCCAGGAACTTCTTGCGCCAGAACATGGCTTGTTCCTCGTCCATACCGCCTGCCTGGACGGTCTTGTCCAGTTCGGCGGCCTGTTCTCGCAGCAGTTCGGCGCGGGCGGCCTGGCGCACCTCGTCGGCCCAACGCTTCTGCGCCACGCTGGCACGGGTCAGGGTGGCGATGTTCTTGGCCGCGCTGGAGAGCAAGCCGATGCGCTCAGCCGGATCCTCGATATCGCCCGCTTCCTGCAGGTTGACGATGGTCTCGAACAGCTCGGTCTGCACCAGGGCGATCACCGCCTCGGAGCGGGCGTCCTGGTCATCGCGGGCGCCCTCGGTGATCAGCTTGGCAGCCTCGGTACTGGCCTTGATCGCGGCCATGCGGCGCTCGATCTTCTGCCCGTAGCGGTGGATCGATGACTTGCCGATGCTGTAGCCGCGACGCTTCAGCTCGCCTTCGAGCAGCTCATAGCCAGTGAAGTTGCCCTCGACCAGGGATTGATCCAGCCAGGCCCGGACTTGCTTGGGGAGCTGGTCGACCGCATTCGCACGCGCCATGGCTCAGCCCCAGTACTTTTCAGGGCGAGCGATGCCGGGCTCGCAGTTGATGGTGTATTCGACGATATCCACGCCGTAACGGGTTAGGTCAGACCACCAGCGGCCGGAGGGCTCCTTGCGCAGTTTCACCAGGTCGCGACCCTCCAGGTAGTCCAGTTCCTTGCGGACTTCCATCGGCGTCACGTCCTGGTAGATCGAGCGCATGGTGGTCTGGATGATCTCCTCGCAGACCTCCTCGGGGCGGGCATTGTTCAGAGCCAGCAGCAGGTACCAGCGCAACGACTCGCGGCGGATACGGGCCTGGTCAAGATTCATGGCGTACTCCTTTCAATTGGATGTTCTCCATCCGCAGGGCCAGGGAGTCGAGCTTGGCCTCGATCACCGTCTGGCCCCGGATGTAGTCTTCGCGGCGCACATAGCGCTCGGGCAGCTCAGCGCGCAGGCTCATTAGGTCGCGCTCCAGTTGACGCACGGCGTCGCCATCCTCCCTGGACTGGGTAATCAGTGCGGCGAAGCGCTCATCCCAATGCTGGGTGCTGAGCTGCCGCGCTTCTTCCATGGCCTTGAAGCGAGTTTCCAAGCGCTGATCGATCTGCCCCAGAAGGAGCTTCCCGGCGCCTGCCACGAAGCCGAAGAACGAGAGCAGCAGGAGAATGGCCTGCCAGAACTGGAGTTCGATGTTCATCGCAGGCCTCGCTTGCTCAGGTGTTCCAAAGTGCTCTTGCACTCGGTGCAGTGGTGGGTGCCGGGCTCGGCCTGGCGGCGGCGTTCGTCGATGGCATCGCCGCATTCTTCGCAGCGCATGGCCGAAGGGCCGGAGCGGCGCTGCAGCCCAGACTCGTGGGCACGCAGAGCGGCTTCGGTGAAGTCGTTGTCGAGAGCCAGATCAGCTACATCCATGTGGTGTCAGTCCTTCTGCAGGTCGAGCAAGGCATTGAGTTGGGCGAGGTTGTTGCGGGCCCAGCGGCCGTAGTCCTGGGCATGGGCCAGGATGTCTGCCGGAGTGACACCGCTTTCCAATAGCTCGGCGTCAGTACCGGGGGCGGGCCAGGCCGCTTGAGCAGAGCGGGTGGTAGCGGCGCCGCCTCCTGTGGCGGGCAGATTGGCGCCGAGGGCGAGGTTGAAGTCGCGCACCCAGCCAACAGTGAACACACAGCGAGGGATAACGACAGGCGCAGCAGCAGGTGCCGGCCGGTAGACAGTCGTGACATGAGGGATGCGCTCCTGGAGCTGTTGGTGATCCTGGTCGTGCCCGTCCTGCTGGCTGAGCAACAAGGCCTCGGCCTGATTCGCTCGCTCGATCTGCTGCAGCAACTGAACGCGATGGGTGATGACCGTCTGATGGGCCTGCTCGGCATGCTCGGCCTTCAGGCGATCCAGGCGAGCATTGCCCTGGGCTTCGGCATATCGCGCGCCAAAGCCATAGCCAATGGCGCCAGCCGCGCACGCGCAGATCAGGCAACCGAACAGCCCAAGCAGCACGGACTGGGGTAGGTTCTTAAATCCGACCATGGCGTTGTCTCCGGCGGTTGCGAGCCTTGCGGGCAGCTCGGCGAGCGGCTGCCACGCCCGACTTGCCGGGACGCACCTGCGGCCACTCCTGCAGGTAACGAACGCTGGACATCCACGGTCTGGGCAACAGCTCGGCGAGAGCCACCAGCAGGCGACCGAACAGGCAGCGCCTCATTTCGGTGACTCCTGTTCCGGCCCCTGCTTGATCAGGCGAGCGATGAACAGCAGGCTGGCCAGCCCGCTGTTGAGAGCGGCGTAGGCAGTTGGTGACAGTTGGGCCTGCCACATTGGCAGCAAGGTGGCCTGCAGGAAGCCGAACAGGGCGATCAGCGCGGCCAATTGCACGCTGTAGAAGGTGTGGCAGCGGCGCCACTCGGCGATCAGCTTCATGCCACCACCTGCAACTGACCGTGCTGCACACCCGGTACGATGCCGGCCAGGGCCAGGCCATCGGCGATCACAACATCGCCGTACCAGTAACCGCCTGGCAAAGGGCCGGGGCCGTTCTCGTGACGGATGATGGCCTGCACCAGGGCACGCATGGTGGTGAAGTCGTAGACGTCGAGGGTTTCATCGTCCGGGCCAACGCCAATGGCACGAGCAACCTGGCGCACATAGGCGTCAGTGTCGTTCTCGAAGGGCGGCGCCCAGCGCTCGATGAACTCGCGCACGCTGTCGATGCGGCTGCCATCACCGGCACGGCGCTTGTCCTGGTAGGTGATCAGCACACGCGCAATGGCGCGGATGCCCCAGCGCGGGCCGTTGAACTGGACGAACTCAACATCGCCCTGGGTAGTGGCTTGGCCTTGCCAGCGCACGCCCTTGGCATGGCGAATGTTGCCGGGGTTGTAGTTGCGGATACCGCGGGGGGTGTTGGGTCGCATGGCGCCTCCTGCCTGCTCGGCGCCGTGTGTGCGGGCGCCAGAAACGAACACGCCGCCATAATCGGCGGCGTGGGCAGGTGGGGCTTTTAATCCGGTTTAAAGAG